CTTAAAAGGTCCTGCGTTTGAACCTATATTTATTTCAAGCTACGGAGAATTTGAAACTTACTTCGGTGGTACACTTCCGGAAAAATTTGTGAACACACAAATCCCAAAATATGAGGCAGCATACATCGCTAAATCATATTTACAACAATCAAATCAACTTTTTGTAACAAGAGTTTTAGGTTTATCAGGTTATGACGCAGGTCCTTCTTGGTCTATTACTACTGTGGCGAATGTTGATTGTAATACAGTAGGACTAACTGGAGGAACTTCGTATAGTTTTAATTTTACAGGTTCAACTGCTTCAACAACTTCAATACAGTTTATTTCAGCAGTACCTTCAGTAATTTCAGGTAATACTTACTACTCAAATAATTACATTGCGTTAGATGGAACTAATTCATCAATATTGTCAGATTTAAGAAATCAAATATCAAGTATTTTATCAAGTAATTCATTATCAGCATCATCGGCGTATTATTTCGGACCTGTTTCAGGGACTCAAGTTAATACAAATGTCGTTGCTGGTTTAACTGCAGCGACAAACGTATTTGATGTAGATAGTATCAGTGCTTCAACAATAGATTATTGTTCAAGTGTAAACGATACTTGGTTCTACGCTAACTTTGTTCCACCAACAACAGGTGAGGCATATTATGGAAATTCTTTTTATAGTAACGTTAGTTCTTTATCAGGAACCGCATTTGGAACAGTTGGAAATTTTTCAGGAACTGTTTCAGGGTTTTATTATGGATTTTCAGGTTTGACTTATTCAGGATATAATGATTTAGTAATTGCAACACTTCGTTCAAGAGGTGTTACTAATTATTCCGCAACTCAACATGGTCCTGATTATCAAGTAACAGGAACATCTAACGTTCAAATGATTTGTACCGGAAGTTACTCAGCCGTAACACAAAATCCATTTGCAACATTTGCAATTTCAGGTTTAAGTTACGACTCTACGTCGTTTAGTTTTGAAACTTCGTTTACGCCTTCAAGTGCTAACTTTATAACTAAAGTATTTGGAGTTGAGAACTTTGCTAAAGACCAAACTGAAGTTCCTTTATTTATTGAAGAAAGATACTCTACGTTATTATCTTATGGATATAATAAAGGATTTATTAGAGGTTTAAATTGTTCTTTAACTGCGTTACCTGAAGCTAGAAATAATAGTGCAGATTCAATAGCATATTATTTAGAGAGATATCAAACACCTCAATCACCATGGGTTGTTTCAGAATTACGTGGTAATTTAGTTTATAGATTATTCAGAGCAATTACAATTTCTGACGGAAATGATGCTAACGCTGAAATTAAAATTTCAATCGCAAATATTTCATTTAATAACGGAACATTTGATTTGATTGTTAGAGATTTCTTTGACACGGATTCTAACCCTGTTGTTTTGGAAAAATTCACTAATTGTAGTATTAATCCTGGTGAAAATAACTACATCGCTAAAAAAGTTGGTAGTTCAGATGGTGAGTTTGCAATTAAGTCGAAATTTATAATGGTTGAAGTTAACACGGAAGCTCCGGTTGACGCACTTCCTTGTGGATTTGAAGGTTTTGAAACTCGTAAATACACAGGTGCTAAATCACCATTCCAAATTTATAAGACAAAGTATGATTACCCAGGTGAAGTTATTTATAACCCACCATTTGGAACTACTGCAGGTGCTGATAACTCTGTACAAAGTTCAGGTGATAATATAAGAAGAACTTACTTAGGTATTTCTTCAGCAGTGGCGTTCTCGTCGGATTCACCGGGTTATGACCCAGATTTCTTCCAATACAAAGGAATGCCAAATCCAACAACAACTACTTGTACTGAAGCAAATCATGTAACTTGGGGATTACAAACTAAAGGTTTCCACATGGATAGTGGAGCAACTTCAGTAACTATTGCAAATGTTTACTCAAATAGTGGACAAACAGCGTTTTATGTTGGGTCGGGAGCGTTTAGTTCTGAACCTACTTCACAAACTAGTCCATATTACTTCTTATACTCTCGTAAGTTTACTTTCTTAGTACAAGGTGGTTTTGACGGATGGGATATCTATCGTGAATACAGAACAAATGCTGACCGTTTTAGATTAGGTAATACTGGTTACAAACAAGGAGCGTTAGCAGGTTGTGTACCTTACACAGATTCGACAGGGTGGGGAGCGTTTAAACAAATCACAGTTGGTGATAATACTGTTGATTACGCAAACACTGACTATTACGCATACCTATTAGGTGTTCAACAATTTGCAAATCCTGAGGTAACAAATATTAATGTGTTAGTAACACCTGGTATTGATTATGTTAACAATAGTGATTTAGTTGAACAAGTAATTGATGTTGTTGAGAACGACAGAGCGGATTCAATCTATATCTGTACGAGTCCTGACTTCAACTTGTTACAACCATCAACTTCAATGGATAACTTAATTTACCCACAAGAGGCTGTTGATAACTTGGAGAATACTAATATCGATTCTAACTACACCGCAACTTACTACCCATGGGTTCTTACTCGTGATACAGTAAATAACACCCAAATTTATATTCCAGCAACTGCTGAAGCGACAAGAAACTTCGCTTTAACAGATAACATCGCGTTCCCTTGGTTCGCAACCGCTGGTTATACAAGAGGTGTGGTAAATGCAGTTAGAGCTCGTAAGAGATTAACTCAGGAAGATAGAGACACTCTTTACAAAGGTAGAATTAACCCAATCGCAACTTTCAACGACGTTGGAACAGTTATTTGGGGTAACAAAACTCTTCAAATTAGAGAGTCAGCTCTTGACAGAATTAACGTAAGAAGATTGTTATTACAAGCTCGTAAATTGATTTCAGCGGTAGCCGTAAGATTATTGTTCGAACAAAACGACAACTTGGTAAGACAACAGTTCTTAGATTCTGTTAATCCAATCTTAGATGCAATTCGTAGAGACAGAGGTTTATATGACTTCAGAGTTACTGTTCAAAACACACCTGAAGACTTAGACGCTAACCAAATGGTAGGTAAGATTTACATCAAACCAACTAAAGCTCTTGAATTCATTGACATTGAGTTCTTAATCACTCCAACAGGAGCATCGTTTGAAAACATCTAATCAACGATAAAATAATTGAAAACCCTCACGAAAGTGGGGGTTTTTATTTTACATAATATTTATAGATATGAAAATATTTTTAGTAGAAGAATTTGATGAAGAAATCACACCCGATTTAAAATATTATGCATTTGATTGGGATGATAATATTCTTACAATGCCGACACAAATAATACTTCGTACAGAGGATAATGAAGAAGTTGGTATGTCAACTGAAGACTTTGCGGAATATCGTGTTAAGGTTGGGGTTGAACCTTTTGAATATAAGAAAAAGACTGTTGTAGGGTTTGCTGACGACCCGTTTAGGAACTTTGGGACTAAAGGCGATAAAAGATTCATCATTGACTCTATGATGGCAAAACCAGGTCCTGCATGGGATGATTTTGAAGAAGCAATTAATGGGGGCTCTATTTTTTCAATAGTTACCGCAAGGGGACACTCACCATTGGCTTTACGTAGGGCAATTGAAAATATGATTGAAACTAATTTTAAGGGGATATCTAAAAAAGAATTGGTTAAAAATTTAAGAAAATTTAGAAAGTTTGCGGGTGAGGAAGATATGAAAGATAAAGAACTTATAAATGCTTATATGGATATGAATAAGTATTATCCTGTAACATTTGGAGCCGGGTCGGCACAAAGTCCTGAGGTTGGTAAAGTTGCCGCTTTAAAAGAATTTCAACAATATGTAAAATATTTAGCTGGTAGATTAAATAAACCAGTAATGTTTAAAGATGATATTAGTAATAGATTCATACCTAAAATAGGATTTTCAGATGATGATTTAAGAAATCTAGAAAAAGTTAAAGATGAATTATCTAAAGACCCTGAAAATATTATTCAAACAATATCAACACATGGAGGAGAAAAGAAATTATATTAATATTTATAAACTGGACTTATAGCAAGTTTGATTAAAAAAAAGTTTAAAGTAAATAGAAAAATATTTAGTTGACACTATTTATAATAAAATAAAAGAAAATTTAAAAACAAAATAATATGGCTGATTTACTGATGAAAATGCCTTTCCCTTATGAACCCAAAAGGAAAAATAGGTTTATATTAAGATTTCCTTCTGAGTTGGGAATAAATGAATGGTTTGTTGAAAGTGCTTCAAGACCAAAAATAACTATTGGAAGTGTTGACGTTCCTTTCTTAAACACTAAGAGATATGTTGCGGGAAAATATGAATGGAATCCTATTACGGTTAAATTACGTGACCCAATCGGACCTTCAGCCGCTCAAGCAATGATGGAATGGGTTCGTTTACATGCTGAATCTGTGACAGGTCGTATGGGATATGCCGCGGGTTATAAGAAAGATATTGAACTTGAAATGTTAGACCCAACAGGTGTTGTTATTGAAAAGTGGTCTTTAATTCAATGTTTCTTAACTGACGTTGATTTTGGTTCAGTTGCTTATACTGATGATGGACTAGCCGATATCAGTTTAACTCTTCGTCCTGACTATTGTGTATTACTTTACTAATACTATTACAAATATTATATTAAGACCTACAGAAATGTGGGTTTTTTTATTTACAATAAATTAAACTGTTATATGTTATAAACAAAAACGAATTTATGGAAGAACAGAATGTTAATCAGATGAATTTAAATTTGCCTCACGACGTAATCCAATTACCAAGTCAAGGTAGATTTTATAAGAATAAAAAAAAGTCGGTTAAAGTTGGTTTTTTAACTGCTAATGACGAAAATATTTTAGCAAACACATCTAATATGTCTGGTGACCAAATAATTCATAATTTAGTTAGAGCTAAAGTTTACGAACCTGATTTAAAAATTGAAGAAATGTTAGATGGTGATATTGAGGCGATATTGATTTTTTTAAGAAATACATCATTTGGTTCAGAATATACATTTACTTTATTAGACCCACAAACTGAACAAACATTTGAATCGAAAATTACTTTAGATGAAGTTGATTTTGTTAAACCTGAGGTTGACCCTGATGAAAACGGGTTATTTACTACAATTCTTCCAAAATCGGGTAAAACAGTTAAATTGAAATTGTTAACATTTGGTGATAAAAAAGAATTAAATGATAGAGAAAGTTCGTATCCAAAAAATATGGTAGCCCCAAGGGTTACTTGGAGATTGGCTAAACAAATTGTGTCTATTGACGGTAACGAGGATAAAACTGAAATAGTTAAATTTATCGATAAGATGCCAATCATGGATTCTAAATATATCACACAGTTTTTAAATAAAAATCAACCGTCTATTAATTTAGAGAGAGAATTTAACGCCCCATCAGGAAAAAAGGTCAAATCACGGATTGCCTTTGGGGTGGAGTTTTTTCGTCCTTTCTTCTGATTATATAAAAAATTTATTGGACCAATATATTTTATTGAGTCGATTTATGCATATGTCATATTCCGATTTTTTAATTATTCCTATCTCACATCGTAGATATTTGGTTGATACTATTATTGAAATGAATACGCCAAAAACTTAATCTGTGTTATTTATTAATAAAAAACTATGATGATGTTTGACCCTGCTGACCCAAATTCTTTAAATACCCAAGATATGGGTATTGGTAAGGACCTTACGGGTTTTATTGCAAATATGGGTAACGCTCTAAAAGGTACTGAATCTCTTTCAGCGTCATTTTTAAATACATTTAAAGCAATACAAGATGTTGACGCAGCAATGTCTAAAATCGTTACTAAATTAGGTACTGGAGCTCAAAATTCTGAACAAATAAAAGAATCTTTTGGTAAAGCTTATTCTAACGTTGCGTTATTTGGCGGAACATTTGCCGATTTACAAACTGCTCAAGAAGAATTTTTAGCGATAAACCAAAGGAATGTTATACTTAGTTCTGAAAATTTAACTGATTTAGTTGCGGTTACTAAAGTGACTGGTATCGCAGCTAAAGATTTATTAACGGGATTCCAAAATGCAGGATTCTCTATGGCGTCTATTAGTAAAAATATGACTGAGGTTAATAAAATTTCTAGGAATATGGGGGTTAACGCTCAAGTGGTTTCTAGCAGTGTTGTTAGTAACTTAGAAAAATTAAATAAGTTTGGATTTCCAAATGGTGTCGAAGGACTCGCTAAAATGGCGGCAAAAGCGGCATCATTAAGAATAGATATGAAATCCGCCTTTGGAGTTGCGGATGACATTTTCAACAGAGGACCAGAGGCGGCTATAGAAATTTCTGCGACTTTACAACGGATGGGTGCAACATCAGGGGCGTTACTTGACCCATTAAAACTGATGGATTTGGCTCAAAACAATATTCCTGAGTTACAGAACCAACTTGTTGATTTATCCAAACAATATACCGTATTTAACGAAGACACTAAACAATTTGAAATCATGCCAGGTGCTAGAAAGCAATTGAATGAAGTTGCAAAGTCTTTAGGTATGAGTTATGATGAATTTGCTAGAATGTCTTTGGAAAGTTCCAAAATGGAGAAAAAACTTTCTGAAATTGATTTTAATCAATTGGGTCTTAATAATATCAGCGAGGAAGATAAGACTATGATTGCTAACATGTCTGAAATGAATAGTGGTGGGGAATATACTGTTAAGTTAAAAAATGAAAAAACAGGTGAATTTGAAGAAAAATTATTAAGTCAGTTAAATGACGATGATTTAAAACAAATACAGAAAGGTCAATTAAGTGATACTGAAGAAATGAAAAATATTGCTTACGACCAACTTGGATTACAAGGTCAGATGGTTGCTCAACAAGTTGCACTGAATAATTCAATATCAATGTTAATTGCTACAACCGATATTGGTAATGATTTTTTAAAAGTTGCTCAAGTAACACAAACAAAAAATCTTGGATTAGAAAAAACTGGTGAACAACAAAATACATTAGATTTACTTAATGCTAATAATAAAGAAACTGTTGCAGCTTTGAATATGATGGGTGGGGATATTCAAAATCTTTTTAATAGTTTAAAAGGTGATGACCCGGCAGCAATGCTTAATGCGTTTAAATCTTTTGGAGAAAGATTTGCAAGTGTTACGGGCGATGTTGCTAAAACTCAATTTCAAAATTTAAGTTTTGGTGATTTAATGACAACCGCCGTTACTAAATTTGCAACATCTGCCGACGGGTTTACAGCACTTTTAGATGGTTTAAAAAAAATAATAGGTGTTAAAGACTCAATTATAACACCTGATGGTGTAGTTACACCCTTAGAACAGGATAGTATAATTACTATGACACAAGGTGAAAAATTCAGAGATAATTTGTTAGGTAAAGGTACACCACAACCAAATCAAACGGCAATGATTGATAAAGAAACCATGATGTCATCACCACAATCAAAAAACAATACAACTAACAATTCAAAAATTGAAATAGCTTTTACACACGAATCTAAAGGTGCTAATATAAATGTGGCTCAAGAATTTTCAAAATCTTTAAGAGATAACACATCGTTACAACAACAACTTGTTCAACAGATAAGTGAAAATATTAAAAACTACGGTTTGACCGCCTGATAAAATCTGTTTCATTCTATTTATTATAAAAAGATTTGATGCAAGAAAATATTCTTTCTTTTA